AATAATTTCTAAGTTTGTATTGGTTTTTGTTCCCCATGTACCGGCATTTTCACCGGTTGCCATTTTTTCAACACCCAAAGGTGTGTATGTTGAAGCCATAATTTATCTCCTGCTTAAGTTGTTATTTTTAATTTGTTTTATACCTAATGTCAACATTATATATTACTATTATTACGGTGTTGTAACTTTACTCCAACTACCGCCCTGAGTAGCTGTTCTTTTGCTCCAACTACCACCTTGTGTTGGAGTTACTTTTTTCCATGCTATTGGACCAGCAACCTGTCCTACACTAATTGTAGCAGAAACACCAGTTAATCCCATAGTCATTTCTGTTGGCGAAATAGAGCCAACTCCACTAGTTAAAGCGGATGAAGATAATCCTACAGCCATATCAGGTGGTGTAATAGCACCAACTGAAGAAGTTGCTCCTACTCCAGTTATATTAAATATTTGTGCGTCATTAATTGTTGGTGTACCTAGACTTGAAGTAGCACCTACTCCTGTTAATCCCATTACATCTGCTGGTGTAATAGCTCCTACAGAAGCAGTAGTTCCTTGACCTGTTAAACCTATTTCCATTTCATTTGGAGTAATTGCTCCTATTGAAGATGTTGCACTTACTCCACTTAATGAAACAGTTGGTGATAATACAATTGTTGGTGTACCTAGACTTGAAGTAGCACCTACTCCTGTTAATCCCATTACATCTGCTGCTACTAAATAATACTCGCCACCCCAACCAGTCGATTCAGATCCCCAAGTTTGATAACCAAAACCTACATTTGGAAGAGACGCCGTAAGACCATCAGGAGCGGTTAAAGCAACTGTTGCAGTATTTTGTCCCCAATCATTATCTCCCCATGTATTACGGCCCCAACCACTTGTTGATTGAGCATATGCTAATTCTCCTAAAGAAGCAGTTAAACCTAATCCTGTTATATTTACTACTGGGTTATCACTATCTCCCCAAGGTTCTTCACCATATTCCGCTCTACCCCAACCTTGTGCTGATGAAGCAACGGGTTCACCTACTGAAACAGTAGCTGAAAGTCCTGTTAAAGTAATAGCTAATCCACTTTCACCCCAATTTTCAGTTCCATAAGAATCTGATCCCCAACCTTGTTCAGGAAAAGCACTTACATCTCCAACAGAAGAAGTTAAACCTAAACCAGTTAAAGATGCATCAACTTCGTTTTGATTACCCCATTGATTATCACCCCATGAACGCATTCCATAAGAAGCAGCTGTTGGAGTATTTGCTTGACCACCCATTCCAGAATGATTTGCACAAAAATAATAAAGAGGATCAGGAGCAGCTGGATATTCTCCACCGTCTGCTACTTGAATTTGAACATAAGCACCAGAATCACCGGGTGTTCCTACAGTATCAACTCCTGTTGTATAAAGAGAGCCGCCTGAATGAGTGCCGTCTGATGTTGTACTGAATCTTAATGGATGAGTAGAATTAGAACTATCTGATTGATCAAATTTATATAGACCACCTTCGGCTATATTTATAGTTGGTTGTTGAACACTATCAATAAAATATTTACCATCACTAACCGTGACGGTGAATGTTCTTACGTAGGCCATAAGGACTTACCTCCTTATGCTATACGAATTATCGCTGTAGTTGCTGCTGCTGCTGGAAACTGAACTGTGAAAGTTCCGCTTGATACAGTTTTATCACCACCAAATGCCACCGCACAAACTGCTGCGTCTGTAGAATGTGAATCATTAAAAATCAAACATCCATTAGCTGTGAAAGAAGCTGATGTCCAAGAGACATCTGCAAAATCACAAACTGCAGTTGATGAATCTAAAGTTGGTGTAACACTTGTTAATGCTTTTCCTTTTGCAGAATAAGCAGTTCCTGAAGTGTTTGTTATTTCATTTGTGCTTGAGTAAGCTGTAGTAGATGCTCCTAAAGTTGCAGAGCTAGTGTATAAAGCTAAGTTAAAAGTATTTCCAGTTGAAGCTGTAAAATTATGTTCTGCTTCTAAAATTTCTTGCTTAAAGCTATTACAAATTGCCGATGTTATTGCCATAGTTATCTCCTAATTACTGATTCGCAGATTCAATTGGTATACGGACAGTACCGTCTGTATAATCATCTCTTCTACGTCTCCCAATTTGCACACTTGCAAATTTTTCTAGTTCTTGTTTATACTTTTGTTCATATAATGTCAACATATCCATTGGACCTTTTAAAAATCCATATGCCTCTACCAGACAAGCATATAATAATAATTGAGGGTAATTCAGACTAATATAATTAGTAACATTCCCTGATTCCAAAGTATCTGGAGCAACATTTCCATGAATATTTATTAAATAATTAGCATCAGGAGTAGGTGCCATTATAATATTTCCTGAAGTAGTTGATCCATCTCCAGTTGCTCCTCCAAACATTGCATAATATTTAGGTAATGCGGTTACATCTTGACCAGTTTGAGACCCTTCAGGACCTGTTAATTTTCCCACATATTCATTTATAAAAGTTCTATCTCTTTTTTGAAGCCAAGTACTTTGACCTGTTCTACTAGATGTAGAATTAAAAACTTGAACTCCTCTTACAAAGAGCATTCCAGTAGGTACCCTAACAGTATTAACATCTGCTGCTAAAGTTCCTTCATACTCAACTCTATCAGAATCAACTGGTACATCACCACTTATTCTATGTTGAGCATTTAAAATAAAATTTTCTAAAATATCTGTAGTAAATACAGTATCGTCTACTTCTGTGTAGCTTCTGATCATTGTAACTAATGTTGAATAACTAATTCCAGCCATAATTAATCCCTATCATTTACGGGTCCAATTGTACACTGAAAACCGCCCCCTGTTGCTGTGCTTGTAGCATTAGAAACCAATGGCACTGTTAATGAATTATATTGAGTTTCTGTTCCTGGAGGACTTACAGGTGTATAACTTGTTCCAACTGCTGTTGCTAAATAAGAACCAAATACTTTTGCTCCACTTGAATGTGATCCGGCTGTAGTACTAGGTGGTGTTAATCCTTTATAAGGTGCTGAACTACCTCTTGTACATCCTGTTAAATCATGAGTAGATTTTCCTGTATATTTTATAACTTCATTTTGATAAGTTCCAACAAGAAGTGGATTACTTGTATCACTTGAAGTCAATACTTTTCTAATCATAATATATCCAGATGTAGGAAATTCACTTGCATCAGTTAAAGTAATTGTAGTAGCTGAATCAGATATTGCTCCATTCAATGTAGTGGTTAATTCTAAAGTTGCTATCGCAACTCCTCCAACAGGTTGTTTAAGCTCTCTGAATGTTACATAAGTTGTTCCTTCATTAAAATCATTACTTGGAAATGAAACACTTAAACTTTTTGAAGCAGCCGTAGTTGTAAAAGGATTATCGGGTAAAAGATCTTGTACTGCAAATTCTACTCTTGCTGGTTTAGCATGTGCTAAAGCTTGTGCATCTGCTCCGTGTGGTCTTGGATCTATTTGTGGTTGCTTAGGCTCATATTCAGAATTATGTACCCACGCACCATTCCATTCTTGAACCATTTCTCTATATGGAAATGCTGCTCCAGAACGATCTGAAATCATTAATGCATATCTACCTTTAGAAAATTTTCCCATTATATATTTGGATAATAAGTTTTCGGTGTAATGTACGTACTCGCTGCTGATCCATCCTCCGCTAAAGCTCTTGCTAATTCATCTTCATATAATAATTTCATTTCTTGTGTTCTTTGTGGTGCAAATTTTTGAGACAAATAAAATGCTAAACCAGCTACCATACAAGGTATAAATCTGTAAGGAGCATCTACTGCGTTTGTATAAGCTCCAACATCTTGAAGTCTTGCTACATAGTAAATGCTAATATAATTATCTGCTGCTGTAGAATTAGCAGTTGGATAAATTGTAATTGTAGTACGGTCCACGAATCTCTGGACCCAAAATTGGCTTGGTGTGCTTTTAGTTAATTTATTTGAAAGAGCCGCATATGTATCACGACTAATTTTAGTTAAAGGTAAATCTGTTTGAGTAGTAGTATTATAATTAGTTCTATATGAAGCTGTCATAATATCAGCTATTCCATATATACCATCTGATGGTGCTGTTGTGGCACTTGTGCCATCTGCACTATCTCTGTAGAAAGCATATTCAGTTGTGCCTTCTGATAAATCAATATTAGTTTGGCCTATTTCCCAAAAATGAATTCCTCTATTTCCCCATTCTTGAAATAGAATATTTAAAGATCTTCTTGCACTATGTATTTGATGTCCTGCTGATCCTACTAAACCAATTCGTTCGTAAGCTTCAGAAATTATATCATCAATTGCAAGAGTCTTACCAAATGTGTATGAGCCAGATGTTGTATTTGCCATCTATGCTCCTATCCATAGAATATAGTAACTTTAGCTACGCCACTTAAAGTTGCATATCCACTTGTTCCGCAATAAAGCCCGTCACCTGGAATTGGAATGTATTGAGCTACATTTTCTCCTGCATTAGCAGCAGCGCCTTTAGGTGTATCAAAAACAGCAATTGAAGTTCCTGATGAACCACCATCTTTAATAGTAATAGTTCCTGCAGTGGTATCAGCTACGTAATATATTCCTAAAATTCTACAAGGTCCTGCAAAAATTGTAAAAGAAGCAGTTCCATTAGTAGCTTTTACGTTGCTTATATATGTTCCCATATTTTTCTCCTTAATCGTGAGCTCCCGAAGGAGCTCACATTATTTTTTAGTTACCTATTAACTCCAAGCAGCTGCGCCTGTATCCGCAGTATTACCTGTTGCTAAATCATACGCAAAATTCCAAATGCCTTTTTCAAAACAAGTGAAATACAAATAAGTACCATGAGTTAAACTATTTGTAGCTGCGTTTGCAGGTGTGTACGTCAATATAGTTTCATTTGCTGCAGACGTATCTATAGTTTGAACTGCTCCAGCAGCTCTACTTTCAACTTTAGAACCAGTTCTAAAAACATCACCACTCGCACAAGTAAATGTAAGAGTGTTTGTTCCACCAGTTGTATCATCTGATTGAGCGTGAACTACATAAGTTCCTACTGTAGCTGACGGTAAAGTTACCGCTTGAGCAGCAGCGCCTGTGTAGTTGTTAACCGTGATAACATTAGCTGTGTAAGTTAAGCTTGCAGCGGTTGCTACTACTGTTGCAGTTAAGCTAGTTAAATCTGGTTTCGTTCCTAGAAACCTTGATGTTATAACTCCTGTGCTAGTAGCTTTATTGATCTGTTGAAATCCTTTTTCGGATCTAACTGGACCATTAAACGATGTGTTTGCCATAATATTCCTCCTAGAATATTTTAAATGTAGTCCCTAGGGGAAGTCGACTATACGCGTCTACATTTAATAGTTATTAATTGTATAGTACTTATTTTATATATTAGATTTTAATAGAGCGCAAGAGGGTGTGTAAGAAATATACGATTTCAGCGATGTGACGTTTATTTAAGTAGCCACAGAAACTTCGGGGGCAGCATTTCTAATTGCATTTTCTCTATCTGCAATTTTATTTTCCTCAAGTTTGATCTCAGTGATGACTTCTCTAATTTTATCATCAATTCTGACCATATCCAGAGTATATTTACCACTTTGCTCATACTCCAGTTGCCACCTCAACTCCAAGGACCTTTT